CCATCGGTAGCGCCAGCGCCACCGCCTATACTGTCAACCTCGTTAATACATCAGGCAATCTGTGGACCAGCGGCTTCAACGCCGTACCCAGCCCGCTTGGTGACTTTACGGATGTCTTCACGTTCACCCCCACTGCGACCTTCGGCTCGACCGCGCAGGCCTTCCTTGCTAATCTATCCGTCACAGGCTCGGACAGTTCTTCCATCAAATTCACTAGTGCCAGTCTGAACGGCATTGGACTAACCGGCTTTGGCGGCCCCACCGTCTTTGGCTATGCTCAGGGTGAGATCCTCGCCCCAACGAGCATCCTGTTCAATGGTCCTCTGGTTCTGACCGTGATGGGCAACACCAAGGGCGGCAGCTATGGCGGCACATTCAACTTGAATCTGGCTCCCGTACCAGAACCGGCAACCTATGGCATGCTTCTCGCTGGTCTGGGCATACTCGGCTTCGTGGCGCGGCGCCGGAAGCAATCTTGAGTGTTCCTCGCAAAAGACGCTTAGGCGTCTCTTTTGTTCAAATCTACCGAATCGGCTACCACGTAGCTGGATTTATCTCCAGCAGCAGTACAAAAAAAAAGCCCCAAAGTTGGAGGAACTTTGGAGCTTTACGCAATGTTACTCACGGGCTACCATTACTTTATAGATCACACAGCGGATGATGTCAAGAAAGTACATATTATCGGCAATTATCAATTAAAATAGTTGCACAATACACACCTTCATGAATGGACGGGAGAAGCGTCCCTCGCAGCTTTGATGCGCCCTCCTTCAGGGCAGAGAACGGGCCGCGCGGGCCTGGGTCAGATACCGTCATGAATGGCAAGTCCTTTTGCCTAGCCCTTCGAATCTCACGCGCAGGGCGCGAAGGCGTCCTGCGCGCTTCCGCCAGAAATAATGCGTTACTCAGCCAACACACAAAAACCGTACTTACATAAAACCTACGAACGAATATCGGTACAAAAATACGTAGCGAAAAATATCACGTTGCGAGAGTTGGATCAGCACAAAGTCGGCTCGTCAAGGGTATAGGCAACGAATTCTCGCAGCCATATAGCACGTGGAATCAGAGGGGTGCTATAGGTATAGAGCAAAAAGAAACCGCTCAACAACATTCCACGTTGCCACTTAAAAGACTTCATTTTGCTGATGTAAATCAAACCTTCATCAATCTTCAACCAAGATCAACTTGTAGAATGGAATCTCAATCTGAAGGGAGGAGTCCGTGCCATGCACCTCAACAATAAGCATCAACTCAATGGTTATACTTTCGTCATCTCCACCGCCCTCTTGGTGGATGGGCGCTATCGGGGACTGATTTGGATTTCACGGCGAGGTGACAACGGAGATGTACTTGACCCAGCATTGTGTATCGAGACGCCAGGGGCGCTAAAATCAATCCAAGCGATAAGAATCGAGGCTCTAGCTTATGTTCAGGAGCTGATGCAAAGCGACGCACTTGGCCCACTTCTGGATGCACAGATGGAAGACACAGCCCAAAACAATTTCCACGGAGCATCAAAATTCAGATGCAAGAATTGCTGTCGCCCATTATGATCCGCGAGCGCTCCCGCACTCCGATCAAATTTGAAAAGCAAAGCTATCAACTAAAGGCCGAGAGACTTTCTCCCGTCACGTGCCCCCGGCAAGAAGGCGCAGAACAAACCTGATTTCTCCCTGATTCTTTCGCTTTGTACAATGCTTTGTCGGCGGCCTCGACCAGTTCAATAGGCTGGCTTTCTAAATGGATCGGAAAAAATGCCTCTACACCGATACTTACCGTCACAACCCCAAGCGGATTTCCAGTATGTGCAACTCCCATCGATTGAACAGCGCCACGAATGCTCTCGGCAACTGCCAATGTGCCGATGAGATCGGTTCCAGGTAGTAAAACGACCATTTCCTCACCGCCATAGCGGGCCGCAAGATCCCCTGGCCTGCGCATACTATAAGCCACCACCTTGCCAATTTTTCTTAAACACTCATCGCCGGCCACATGACCATAAATATCGTTATACTGCTTGAAGAAATCGACATCGATCATGATTAACCCTAGCGAGCTATCCCCACGCTGCGCACGATTAAACTCCCTCATTAACGATTCATCAAAATGACGTCGATTCGCCAGTCCGGTCAGTCCATCTTGGCTGGCAAGCCGGGACAACGTTTCATTAATCAGTTCTAGCTCAATGCCAGCCAGCATTAGCTTCTGTTCAGTTTTTGATCGAAGATTTATTTGATTCACCATACGATAACCAAGGTAGGAGATGAGCAATACCAACATCCCGCCAACCAAAAGCTGAATATAAACATCACTGCGCCAGCTCTCCAACACTTCATCTTGGGACAATGCTGCGGAGACGGCCAAAGGATATTCCTCTACCCTTCTGTAGCTGTTAATACGTGTAACACCATCTAATTTTGACTTTATGGATGCCGTGCCTACCGGCCCCTTTGAAAGATAATCCTTAAACAATGGAAACTGAGATATATCTTTGCCAAGCATTTTTTCATCAAATGGCCTTCTCAACAAAAGTATTCCTTTTCCACTTGCGATAAATATCGCCCCTCGCTCTCCTATCGAAAATTTATCATAAAATAATTTAAAATATTTCATATCAATTGTAGCAAGGGCAACACCGCCGAAACTGCCATCAGGTAGATTAATACGCCGCGATACAGTAATAATCCAGTCGCCTGTCGACTTGCTGCGTACAGGGGGGCCTATATGAGGGCCACGTTCGGCATTGTTTTGATGGTACTTAAAATACTCTCGATCAGCATTGTTCAAATTCGTCAGCAACACTTTCTGAGAATTGACCAGCCAGCTACCATCTTTGGCATAAACGAACATCCCATGCAACTGGGGGAGCTCAGCCACGCGCATAACCAGCAGGTCATGAATACGGGCCAGCTCAAGGTCTGAGACTCCGTCCTTTTCTATACGCTCGACCAATCCAATCAATGCTGTATCAGTTTCTTTGATCGTGTCATAGGCATGCTGGGCTACCGACTGCGCCAGATTAGCACTTCCCTGGGCAGCCTCGCCTAGCTGTACATCTCTTGCACGCCATGCCATCAATAACTGAGTTGCAAGAAGTGACATGCAAACCACGACAACAAATGTGATCGCCAGCGGCAGCAAGGAAAAGCGCTTGAAGCCCGAGCCCATTAGACGAGCTGGCAGGCTATTTGAATCAGCCATGGAACAACTCCCAGTTTTACGTGGATAAGAGTGTGCGCCAAATAGTGCGCCCAATACTCACACATCGTCACAAATAAGATGCAAAAAAATTAAAACAACACTACCACGTCACAACCTCGAATGGATGTCGAACGGTCCACATTTCTGTAAAAATTAAGTTACAGGGCAATCCGGCCACAAACTAGACAGCATTCCGCGCACAAACTCAATATGGTGAAAAAATGCGTCAAAATGCGTCAAATCGCATGCCCCCTCTTCGCCCCGCCGCGCCAGTCCTCATGCCCGTTCGGCCATGGCGCACATTTGAGTCAAAAGACCCCTATATAGCGGGCAGGTGTGGAGGGGGGACAACTGCGCGCGCCGGGCCGAAACGGGGCTTTTTCTTGCTTCTATGGCAATGCCAATCGTCTGGACGTGAAAAAGCCGCCTCATGGGCGGCCTGTGCGGTGGCTGGAGCGCTCTGACGCGGCCGGGCTATCGCGGCCCGGCCCTGCTGGTTATCGCGGCGTGGCGGTCATCCTGGGCGGCCGGCGCGGATCATCGCCGCCTGCTCCTTCTCGTAGTCGTCGCGGCAATCGACGTTGCAGAACGGCAGGCCGGGCGCCAGCGGCTCGTCGCAGTAGTGGCAGGCGCCGTGCGCCACCAGGGCGGGCCGTCCGCGCACGGCGGCCAGGCCGCGCACCACCTCGGCAAAGATGATCTTGTCGGTGTTGTCGATATGGTCGCTCATGCCGTGCCCTCCCCGCCCGTGGCCAGGTCATACGGGGCGAACCTCACCACTTCCACCCCGGCCCACTCGTTGATGGCCATGAACTGCGACTGCAGCGGCACCAGCTCGTTGCGCGCGAAGACGCGCGCGGCAGGCTCGACGGCGCCGAAACCGCCGGCATTGTTCGGCAAGATGCCCATGAGCTGCGGCGGCACGCGGTGCGCGGCCAGCTGGTCGTCGCGCGTGACGCTCTTGATGTTGAAAAACTCGTCCTTGGCGGCCACGTCCGACACCGGCAAAATCTGGATGCCGTCCTTCTTGCCGTTCGGCGCGTACATGAACAGGTTGCGGAAGTTGCCCGGCCCCTTGCTGTCGCGCATGGCCCGGCGCAGGTTGTCCACGTCCTGTGTGTTGGCGGCCGCGTCCGTCATGTAGAACACGAAGCCGGCGTGCGAGCCATTCTTGTAATACTTGCGGCGAAACAAGGTGGCCGCCTCGTTGAGCCAGGCCGATTGCAGGGCGCTCAAGTACTGCGGCACACCGTACAGCTCCTGATTGACGTCCGGCTCCATCAGGTGAAACACGCGGCCCTTGTCGAACTGGTGCACGGCCTGGTAGCCGTTCACAAAAAAATACGTGTCGAGGTCCACGCCGCGCCGCATGTACTTGGCCAGCGCATGCTGGTACGCCAGCGCCTTGCCGCTGCGGCTGGGCCGGTCTTCCAGGTAGGCATTGCCGAAGGTCAGGAAGTCCAGGGCCATGCGCTTGAAGGCGTCGCGCGACAGGTATTTGCTGGGAATCAGGGTGGACGCCAGCACGTTGGCCTTGAAGTGGATCGCGCTGCTGTGGTGCACGCCGGCATTGAAGGACTTGGCCAGGCCCGCCAGGTTGACGGGCGGCTCATACCAGTGGCCGTTCTTCCAGCATTCGAAGCAGTCGAGAATGTCGGCGTGCTCCAGCACGGGCGTGGGGTCGCCGAAGGAAAACACCTCGATGCCGGCGGCGGCCGGCGCCGTGGCCGTGGCCGCTGTGGATGGTGCGCCCTGGGCCTGGCGGCCGCGCGCGCGCATGTGTCGTGCTTTACTCAAGAATAAATCTCCATGAAAGAGTGGTGGTTGTCGGTGGTACCTTCGAAGGGCTCGTGATCGAGGGCGTGCATGCAGGCCCACGCCAGATCGGCGTGGCCGGTTTCATCGCTGCGGCCGGCGACATAGGTCACGTGCCGCCCGCTGGGGGTGAGGGTCTTGTGGATGGCCATGAAGGACTGCGCGATGTCGGTCCAGCCGGCGTCGAATTCCAGCCGGCCCTTGCTGATGATGTTTTTGGCCTTCAAGACCATGCGCGTTTTGACTTCGGGCGAGTAGTTCAGGGCCGTGACGGCCGGGAAGAAGCCGCGCACGATCGGCAGCACGCCGATACCCATGCCCGTGGTATCGATGCCGATGTATTCGACGTTGTAACGCTGGGTCATCTGGCGGATGGCGTCGGCGTGGTCTTCGAAACTCTGCCCGCGCCACTGGTGGCGCTCCAGGATGCGGAACTTGCCGCCTGCCGTCATCGGCGGCGCCAGCACGACACAGCCGGCGCTGTCGCCGTTCAAGGCCGGGTCGTAGCCGATCCACACGGGCCGGTTACCGAACGGGCGCAGGCCCAGCAAGGGCTTGTAGTCGTCCCACTCGACCCAGGAATCGACCATGCAGCGCTGCAGCTCGGCCAGCGGGAAGACCGAGGCCGAGTCGTCGATAAAGTTGCACATCAGCAGATTGTCGAACTGGTCCGGGCTGTATTCGAAGTTGCGCAGCTCGTCGATGTCGAAAAGGTTGCAGCCGCCGCGCTCGGCGTCCAGGATCGTGACGATCTGGCGCCAGATCTTGTCCTCGCCCGTGAAACCCGACGACAGGCGGCCATGGCTCACGTCGATATTCACCTGGTCGGCCTTGGCGCGGCGCTTGTTGAACAGCTCGCCCGTCCAGAACGGGTAAGCCTGGTGCGTGGTCGAGGATGGCGTGGAAAAGTAGGTCTTGCGCCATTTCTTGTGGATGGCCATGCCCGAGGCCACCTTGTTCAACTCCTGGAAATTCTGCGTCCAGAAGAATTCATCGAAGTAGAAATTGCCGTGGTAGCCCTGCGCCGTGCGCGCATTGGTGCCCAGGAAATACAGGTGCGCGCCGTTCGGCAGCACGATAGGGTCGCCCGTCAGCTCGATGCCAGCCGCCTCGCGCGCGAATTGCACGATGTATTGCTTGAAGACGTGGGCCTGGCTCTTGGAGGCGGACAGGAAGATCTGATTGCGGCCCGTCTGCATGGCATCGGCAAGCGCCTCACGGGCGAAATACCAGGTAGCACCGATCTGCCGCGACTTGAGGATGGCGCGCGTGCGCTGGTCGCCGTTGCGATACCAAACTTTCTGGTAATCGAACAGCGAGTCCTGGAAGGCGTCGAGCAGCTGAATGCGCTGCTCGTCGCTGAAGTCGTTGCGCGTCGGCTTCTTCTTCGGGCCGGCATTGCGGTTCGCCAGCTTGGGGTTGAGATCGACCTCGTTGCCGCCCGGCTGCTCATAGCGGCGCACGCGCGCCGCCTGCACGATAGCGCGCATCAGCAGATCGATTTCCTTGTAGTCGCTACCGCTCTTGACCTCTTTTTCGATCAGTTTTACCAGACGCAGCTCGGCCGCTGCCTCGACGTGCTCGATGGCCTGCGCCTTGTCCCATTCGTCGCGCAGCTTCCAGCTATTGATGGTGCTGCGCTTGATTCCCAAGTGGCGGGCGATGGACGAAATGCGCCAGCCCTTCCAGTACAGGGCGCGCGCGGCACGGCGCGGCTCCGACTCGGGCACGGCCAATTCAGCGATTTTCTCTTCAGGGGTTTGATGGATTCCTAACATGCCGCCAGCGTAGGCCGCGCGCGCGCGGAGCGGGGGAAGGCAAAAGTCACTATGGCCCATAGCAACCCGAACCGCATTGAATCGCAGCGCCAAGACGTTGACCATGGCGTTATCCAATCAACCGAGAACGCCCACCATGTCCAAATCGAAATTTTTCCGCGTCGCCACCGAAGGCGCCACCACGGACGGCCGCAACATCGACCGCGCCACCATCGAGCAAATCGCCGCCACCTACAACCCAAAAACCTACGGCGCGCGCATCTGGCTCGAACATATTCGCGGCATCCTGCCCGACAGCCAGTTCAAAGCCTACGGCGACGTGATCGCCGTCAAGGCCGAACAGGTCGACACGGACAGCGGCAAGAAACTGGCCCTGTTCGCGCAGATCGAACCCACGCCGGAACTGATCGCCATCAACAAGGCCAAGCAGAAGCTCTATACAAGCCTGGAAATTCAGCCCGACTTTGCCGACTCGTCGCAGCCCTACCTGGTCGGCCTGGGCGTCACCGACAGCCCCGCCAGCCTGGGCACCGATGCGCTGAAATTCTCGGCTAGCCGCAAGCAGCAAAGCGCCAACCTGTTCACTTCCGCCGTCGAGGTCGAGCTGGAATTCGACGAGCAGGGCATCAGGCTGGCCGACGCCGTGAAAAACCTGCTGTCGCGCTTCTCCAACAAATCAGGCGCCGACGCGGCGCAGTTTGCCGACATCAGCGAAGCCGTCGAGGCGCTGGCCGGCCACGTCGTCACCGCCAACGACAACTACGCGGACGCCGTCACGCGCCTGGAAAAAGCCGAAACGGCATTGAAGGCCACGCAAGACGAGCTGGCCGCCTTCAAGGCGCAGATGGACGAAGCGCCCGGCAACGGCCCGCGCCGCCCGGCGGCCACCGGCAACGACGGCGCCGTGCAGACCGAGTTTTAAGCGCGCGCGCCATCCACCAACACCCCATTCAACAACGGAGCACCGAACCATGAAAAAGCAAACGCGCCAGGTCTTTGGCCAATATGAAACCCGCCTGTGCCAGTTGAACGACACGGACAACGTAGCCAAGACCTTCAGCGTCACGCCCAGCGTGCAGCAGAAGCTGGAAAACAAGATGCAGGAATCGAGCGAGTTCCTGTCAAAAGTAAACATCATCGGCGTGGGCGAACAGGAAGGCGAAAAGCTGGGCCTGGGCGTGTCCGGCCCGATTGCCAGCCGCACCAATACCAAGGACAAGGAACGCGAAACGCGCGACCTGTCCACCATGGACAGCACCAAGTACCGCTGCGAACAAACCAACTTCGACACGCATCTGAGCTATGCCAAGCTGGACGCCTGGGCCAAGTTCCAGGACTTTCAATCGCGCGTGGCCAATGCCATCCTGACGCGCCAGGCGCTGGACCGCATCGTCATCGGTTTCAATGGCGTGAAAGTCATGGCCACCACCGACCTGGCCGCCAATCCGCTGCTGCAGGACGTAAACAAAGGCTGGCTGCAGCATCTGCGCGAACAGGCGCCCGAGCGCGTGCTGGGCCTGGTCGCCAACGGCATGCCGGGCAAGGTCTTCATCGGCGACGTGGACGGCGCCGACTATGCCAACCTGGACGCGGCCGTCACCGATGCCGTCAACCTGCTGGACCCGTGGTATCAGGAAGACACCAACCTGGTGGCCATCGTCGGTCGCAAGCTGCTGAACGACAAGTATTTTCCACTGGTCAACACCAAGCAGGCGCCCACGGAAACCCTGGCGGCCGACATCATCATCAGCCAGAAACGCATCGGCGGCTTGCCGGCGGCGCGCGTGCCGTACTTCCCGGACAACGCCATCCTGATTACCCGCTTCGACAATCTGTCGATTTACTTCCAGGATGGCGCGCGCCGCCGCCGCGTGGTGGACGAGCCCAAGCGCGACCGCATCGAGAACTATGAGTCATCGAATGACGCCTACGTGATCGAAGACCTGGGCCTGGCCGCGCTGGTGGAAAACATCGAGCTGAAAGACAAGTGATGAGCAACCAGTCCCCCGCCCTGCGCCACCGCGCGCGCATGCTGGCCGAGCGCACGGCCGGCGCCGCCGCGCCGCAGGGCGTGACCACCGGCACGGCCTACGAGCTGATGCTCTACAAACTGTCCGATGACCGCCGGCGCCTGAAAGCCATTCAGTCGGTCGAACGCAAGATCGAGGTCAAGGCCACCTTGCTGCCGGATTACGCGCAATGGATCGACGGCGTGCTGGCCGGCGGCAAGGGCGCGCAGGATGACGTCTTCGCCACCCTGCTGGTGTGGCACATCGACACGGGCGAGTATGAGCGCGCCCTGGTCATGGCTGAATACGCGCTGGCGCACAAGTTCACGCTGCCCGAGACCTACAGCCGCGATATCGCCACGCTGATGCTGGACGAATTCGCCGAGGGCTACTTGCACGGCAAGCTGGCCGGCGACCCGCAGCATGCGGCGCAGGTGCTGGGCGCCGTCGAACAGTTGACGGCCGCCAGCGACGCGCCCGACCAGGCACGCGCCAAGCTGCACAAGGCCATCGGCCTGGCCATGGTGGCCGTGTTGGACCAGCGGGACGCGACGGACATCGCCCCGACCCTGCTGGAACAAGCTGGCGTGGCCATGGCGCAGTTACAGCGCGCGCGGGCCTTGTCCGAGTCCGTCGGCGTCAAGAAAGACATGGAACGGCTGGAGCGGCGCATCAAGCGCGCGGCTGATTCCAGCTAAAGAGCAGCCCCCGGCGCACAGGCGGCACGGGGGGATTCCGGCGAATTTACCTGCCTGATGAACCCCGTCCACCGCCTCCCCTTTCACATCCACCGCAGACACCATGTCCTTTATCGCCCTTCCTCCCCGCGCACCAGGTGGCACCAGCACGCCGCCGGCACCCAGCCCCACGCCCGGCATCGTGGAAAACGATGGCTGGTTTCCCGACATCCTGCTCACCGAAATGCGCGACGCCATGCGCCTGGACGGCACCGTCACCGACGCGCGCCTGGTGCAAGCCGTGGTCGATGCCATCCTGCAGGTCAACCGCGAGCTGGCCGACTGGCAGGGCAAGCAGACCGCTGCCGGCATGGCCACCCTGGTGGACGTGCCGGCCACGCGCATCAACCGCGAGTCCCGCCTGCTGGCGCAATACCGGCGCGCCGTCTACAGCACGGCGAAAGCGGACCTGATCGAGCGTTACCGCGACTACGACACCACGGCCACGTCCGTCAGCGACAAGAAAAGCATGGAGTGGCTCGACGAAGCACCCGGCGCGCAGCGGCGCAATGCGCAATGGGCCATCGCCGATATCGTCGGGCGCACGCATCTGACCGTGGAACTAATCTGATGCAGGTGCGCACGTGGCAGCACGACACGATAGACGCCCTGGTGTGGCGCTACCTGGGCGACGGCGCGGGATATGTCGAGCAGGCCTTGGCCCTGAATCCCGCGCTGGCGCGCCACGGCGCCGTGCTGCCGGCCGGCCTGATCGTCACCCTGCCGGAACCTGCCGCCAACGTGGCCGCCGTTGCCGATCTTGTGCAGCTATGGGACTAACTTTTTAACAACACTTCTACTTATCCTCATCATGGAGAAACAAGCAATGTCCGCAGAATCGTTTGGTGGTTTCGCCACCCTGGTCAAACTGTATGGCTTCAAGGCGGCGCTGGGCATGGTCGGCGCCGCCATGCTATACATCGTGCTGCCGCCGCTGAACAGCGACGGCACCTTCAACAAGGGCGAATTCGTCGCCCGCCTGGCCTGTGCCGGCGTGTTTTCGTGCCTGCTAGGCGGCACCGTGTACCAGCTGCTGTGCGCCCAGCTCCCTTCCATCGGCGCCATGGTCAACGCCTCCGCCATCGACCTGATCGTCGGCGCCCCTGGCTGGTGGGTATCGCGCGCCGTGGCCCTGTGGTTCCAGCGCCGCAGCGACAAGGACATCGCCGAACTGGTCAAAGACGTCAAGGAATCCTGATGGCCGCCAATGACAATCCCCTGATCGCGCGCACCATCGACGCCATCTTGCGCGCCGAGGGCGGCTATGTGAACGACCCGCACGACAAGGGCGGCGAAACCAATTACGGCATCACCGTGGCCGTGGCGCGCGCCAACGGTTACACGGGGCCGATGCGCGATATGCCCGTGGGTGTGGCACGCGCCATCTACACGGCGCGCTACATCACGGAACCGAAGTTCGACCAGGTGCTGGCCCTGCACGCCGGCATCGGCGCCGAAGTGATCGACACGGGTGTGAACATGGGGCCGCACCGCGCGGCCGAGTTCTTGCAGCGGTGGCTGAACGGTTTCAATGACACGGGCGCGCGCTATCCCACCCTGTTCGTCGACGGCCGCCTGGGTTCGCAGTCGCTGGGCGCTCTTGCATCCTTCCTGACATGGCGCGGCCAGGACGGCGCCGCCGTGCTGCTGCGCGCCCTGAACGGCCTGCAGGCGGCGCGCTACCTGGAAATCACCGAGGCCAACAAGACCCAGCGCCGTTTTCTGTTCGGCTGGATCAAGGAACGGGTGGCCATGTGACGACGACCACCTGGCGCCCGCTGGCCGCCTGCCTGCTGTGCGGCGCTATCGCAGGCTGGACGGCACAGGGCTGGCGCAAGGATGCCAGCATCGCCGAACTGCAGCGGGCGGCGGCCACCAACAAGAGCACCGCCGCCACCGCGCTGGCCCAGGCCACCGCCCGCGTGCTCACCTTGGAGCGCGCGGCCGGCGCCGCCCTGGCGCAGCGCGCCGACAACCTCACCCTGGAGCAAACCCATGCGAAAACTGAACGCGACCGTTTTAATCTTGACGTGCGCAGCGGCGCTGTGCGCCTGTCAATCCCCGTCGCCAGCGGCCAGTGCGCCGCCACTGCAGATTCCACCGCTGCCGCCAGCCATCGGATTGAAACGCGCGCCGAACTTGACCCAGCGACTGCGGCAGCTCTTGACGCCATTGCCGGCGACGGCGACGACGCCACCCGCCAGCTGAACGCCTGCATCGACGCCTACAACCTAGTACGAGACACCTACCATGTACAAACCGAATAGCCTGCGCCAGCACCTGGCCGCCGCGATTCCCCAACTGCAGCGCGACCCCGACCGCCTGCTGGTCTTCGCCGACGAAGGCAACGTGGTGGCGTCGGCCACCGCCTCCCTCTCCTTCGAATACCGTTTCAAGCTCAACCTGATCGTGACCGATTACGCGGGCGACGCCGACGCCATCATGGTGGCCCTGATCGCCTGGCTGAAAGTCCATCAGCTCGACCTGATGGCCAACGAGGAAACCCGCAAGCACGGCATCGCCTTCGAGGTCGATTTTAATAACCATGAAACGGTCGACATTTCCATCAAGCTGGACCTGACCGAGCGCGTGGCCGTCAAGACCGGCGAGGCGGGCCGCCTGGACATCAAGCACTTGGCGGAGATACAGCACATGCCGGCCTACGCGGACGAGTTCTGGAAGCTGTATGACGGCGAGACCCTGCTTGCCGAATGGCGCACGCCCGAGGCGACAGCATGAGCAGCGAGCTGCACTCGCTGAAAGCCTGGGCCGGTGCCCTGCTGGCCAAGCTGCAGCCGGCCCAGCGCCGCGCCATCAATCACAAGGTGGCCATCGACCTGCGCCGCAGCCAGGCGCAGCGCATCAAGGCGCAGCAGGGGCCGGACGGCACGGCCTACCCGGCGCGCAAGCGGCGCAAGGAATTGAAGGGGAAGAATGGGCGCATCAAGCGGCAGAAAGCGGCCATGTTCGCCAAGATACGCACCGCCAAGCACCTGAAAGTGAAGGCAACCGGCGACCAAATCGAGGTCGGGTTCTTTGGCTGGGTGGCGCGCGTGGCGCATGTGCATCAGTTTGGCCAGCAAGAGCGCGTTACCACGAAGGGGCCTATCTACAAGTACCCAGAACGGCCGCTGCTGGGATTAAGTGAACAGGATAGGGCGTTACTACGTGAATCTTTACTGCAACACTTGGAGTCAATCTAAGGTAGTCAAAGTAAAACCCTACTGACAAAAGTTATCAAATAAGCTAAAGTTTTATGCCGGTGATCACTATTAGTGAGATGTAGACAATGGCTGACATTGGATATATAAAAAGCATTGAACTACTTAAAAATTAACTACTAACTTAGGAGTTAGCTATGGCACTCGACTTTCGGCACTTAAGTAAAAATCAAGAATACTTACTCACGGCCATTATTACCCTTATTTGCGGATTTTTTGCCACAGGTGTTCTTATATGGACAGCATGGACAATTTCCCCAAATGGAGAGGTTTTGGCTAAAAATTATCTTATTATTTTAATTGCTTTTTTACTTGGCTGGACAACTGGCATGTACCTCAGTCCATACGACAGAAAAGAAGCATTGAAGTTTGTAACCATTGGACAAGCCATTTCTGCATTTCTATCTGGTTATGTCCTCTCAAAATTTGATCGCTTTATTGAAAATTTTCTCTTTGGAAAAAATAAGCTACCGATCTATGACAACTGGATACATCTAGGAATGTTCCTTGCATCATTTTTAGTTGCTTGCATCTTAGTATTTACAGCACGCGCTTATTTTGACATTGAAGAAAGAGAGGGCAAAGTAAAAATTAACACTGTTTAGAGATGGAAATTTGACTACATGTCAGCGGGGAGCAACGCTAAAAAACTTAGGAAAACCAAATCATATATTATCGACATGTATCCATTATATGAAGAACGCCATATCCCATAGTCACAAAGCTGCATAACAACCCGCCCCCGCGTGCATCCGCACGCGGACTTCGGCAACATGCACTGCATGAACGCCGACCTGTCCGACCTCCTCCGCTTGCTGCAAAACCTGATCCGCCTGGGCACCATCGCCGAGGTCAAAGGGGCTAAGGCGCGCGTGCGGCTCGGGCCAACACTCACCACCGAATGGCTGAAGTGGGCCACCCGGCGCGCCGGTAGCACGCGCACCTGGTCGGTGCCAACCGTGGGCGAACAGGTCATCGTCTTTTCCCCAGGCGGCGACCTGAGACGCGGCATCATCGTGCCCGCGCTGTACTCGCAGGAATTTGACGCGCCCGAAACCAGCGACAGCATCCACACCACGCATTACCCCGACGGCGCCGTGGTGCAGTACGACCACGCCGCCCATACCCTGACGGCCACGCTGCCAGGCGGCACCGCCACCATCACCGCGGACAAGGTCACGTCGAACGCACCCAGCACCATCTGCACGGGCGACCTGACCGTCACGAAAAACCTGATCGTCAACGGCGCCACCGCGCTGAACGGCGGCGTGAACGCCAAGGCCGGCGCCGCCGGCGGCGTGGCCATGGCCGTGCAAGGAACGATCAAAGCCAGCGAGGACGTGCTGGCCGGCGCCATCAGCCTGGCCAAGCATCCGCACGGCGGCGTCAAAGCCGGCGGCGATCAGTCGGGCGGGCCACAAGCATGATGGGCATGCACGCCGCCACCGGGCGCAGCCTGACGGGGCTGGGCCACCTGCGCCAGTCCGTGGCCGACATTCTCACCACGCCGATGGGTTCGCGCATCCGGCGCCGCCGCTATGGCTCTGAAGTGCCCGAGCTGATCGACCAGCCCCTGAACAGCGCCACGCAGTTGCGCATCTATGCCGCCACCGCTTTTGCCCTGCGCCGCTGGGAGCCGCGTTTGCAGCTCGCCAACGTGCAGCTCACGCGCGACACGGACGGCGCCATCACCCTGCTGCTCGATGGCACGGCGAATGGCCAGGGCATCACCCTGGCCGTGCCCGTCAAGCAAGGCGGCGTCGTATGAGCACGCCCATCGACCTGACCCAATTGCCGGCGCCCAGCGTGGTCGAGGTGCTGAACTTTGAAGCCATCCTGGCCAGCCGCAAGGCGCACCTGGTCAGCCTGCTGCCGGAAGCCGAGCGTGCAGCCGTCACGACCCTCCTGGAGCTGGAATCGGAACCGGCCACCAAGCTGCTGGAAGAGAACGCGTATCAGGAAACCATCCTGCGCAACCGCGTCAACGAGGCGAGCAAGGCCGTCATGCTGGCGTTTGCCCTGGACGGCGACCTGGACCAACTGGGCGCCAACGTCAACGTGGCGCGCCTGGTCATCACGCCGGCCAATCCCAACGCCATGCCGCCCGTGGCCGCCGTCATGGAGGACAACGACGCCTACCGCCTGCGCATCCAGGAAGCGCCGGATGGCCTGTCAGTGGCCGGTCCGAAGGCGTCGTATGAATTCCACGCGCGCAGCAGCGACGGCCGCGTCAAGGACGCGAGCGCCACCAGCCCCGCGCCGGCGCACGTCACCGTCACGGTGCTGGCCAACAATGACACCAGCATCGCCGACGCCGAACTCTTGGCGACCGTGGCGCGCGCGCTCAACGCCGAGGACGTGCGCCCCCTGGGCGACCGCCTCACCGTGCAGGCCGCCCACGTCATCGACTACCAGATCGAGGCCACCTTGTTTATCGGCGTCGGCCCGGAAGTGCCGATCCTGCTGGACGCCGCGCGCGCCAACGCCGTGCGCGTGTCGCAGCCGCGCCGCCCGCTGGGCCACAGCATCTACCGTTCCGCCTGCAGCGCCGCCGTCCACGTCGAGGGCGTGCGCAAGGTCGTCTTGAGCAGCCCGGCGGCAGACATCGAACTGAACGCCACCCAGGCCGCGCGCTGCACCGCCATCCATTTGAATGTGGTGGTGCTCGATGAATAAGAATGTGCCGACCCTCCCGCCGAATACCACGGCGCTGGAGCGCGCCATTGCCGTGGCCTGCGCCGAGCTGGTCAACGTGCCCGTGCCGCTGCGCGAGCTTTGGAATGCCGACCGCTGCCCGGTCGCCCTGCTGCCGTTCCTGGCCTGGGCCTGTTCCGTCGACCGCTGGGACGACGCCTGGCCCGAATCGATCAAGCGCGGCACCATCAAGGCGGCCTATTTCATCCACAAGCACAAGGGCACGATTGCCGCCGTGCGCCGCGTGGTCGAATCCCTGGGCTATCTGATCCGCATCACGGAATGGTGGCAGACCACGCCGCCCGGCGTACCGGGTACTTTCCGCCTCGACGTGGGCGTGCTCGACACGGGCATCACGGATGCCATGTTTCAGGAAATGGAACGCCTGATCGCCGACGCCAAGCCCGTCAGCCGGCATTTGACCGGACTGGCGCTGTATCTGGAAACCCGTGGCCAGGTGCGGATCGGCCTGGCCGCCTATCACGGCGATGCGATGACGGTCTATCCGTGGATCGCCGAAGAAATCGAAGTGCGCGGCACGCTAGTACAGGGCGGCGCACCCCATACCATTGACACCATGACCATCTATCCATGAGCACATACTTTGCCATTCTGACGCAGGTGGGCGAGGCCAAGCTGGCCAACGCCATCGCCCTGGGCCAAACCCTGAAACTGAAAAAAATGGGCGTGGGCGACGGCAACGGCGCCCTGCCGATTCCCGACCGCTTGCAAAAGGCGCTGGTGCATGAAGTGCGCCGCGCCGACCTGAACCAGCTCGCCATCGACCCGGCCAACGCCAGCCAGATCATCGTCGAGCAAGTCTTGCCCGAAAACGTGGGCGGCTGGTGGCTGCGCGAAATCGGCATCTACGACGAGGCGGGCGACCTGTGCGCCGTGGCCAACTGCCCGCCCAGCTACAAGCCCGTCATGGCCGAGGGCAGCGCGCGCACGCAAGTGGTGCGCGTGGTGCTGATCGTCGCCAGCGCGGCCGCCATTGAGCTGAAAATCGACCCGTCCGTCGTGCTGGCCACGCGCCAGTATGCCTACGACAAGGCCGCCGAGGCGGTCATGGCGCATGAGGCGAAGGCCAACCCTCACCCGCAGTACCTGAGCAAGATCGACGGCGAAGCCAAGATCGCGGCGGCGATTGCCGCCCTGGTCGATAGCTCGCCTGAAACCTTGAATACCCTGGCCGAGCTGGCCGAGGCGCTGGGGCGCGATCCGCATTTCGCCACCACGATTGCCGATGCGCTGGCGTTGAAAGCCCCGCTCGACTCGCCGGTCTTCACCGGCACGCCGAACGCTCCGACGATTCCGCACGGCGACAATTCCGCGCGCCTCATCAACGCCCGCGCCCTGGTCGAGGCGACGCAGGGGCGCGCCGGCGTGCAGGGACTGGTGGGCGCGAACAGCACCGCTTCGCCGGCGAACAAATTCACAGTGTCTGCGCTCGCCGTCACGATGCGCAACCCGGCCACCGGCCAGACCATCACGAAATATGCCACCGGCGCCTTGACGGCGGACGTGTCCGTGGTGGGAGCGAACGGCCGGGATCAAGCGGCCGTCATTGCCGGCACCTCGTCGGTGCATCTGCACTTCATCTTCAATCCCGCGACGGGCGTCACCGCCCTGCTGTGGAGCGCATCGGCGGACGCCCCGACGCTGCCGGCCGGGTTCTCCTTCTTCGCCTATGCCACCACCATCCGCTACCAGGGGGCCAACGTCATCACGCCGATGATCGTGCGTGGCGCCAAGGTCTTTTATGCCAACGACTCCAGCGCAACGCGCGTGCTGAGCGGCGGCGCCGTGACCTCGCCCCCTTCGCCGGTTGACTGCTCCCAGTACGTCCCGGCAAACGCGGCACGGGCCATCCTGCACGGCGAGCTGCAACTGTCGAGTTCGTCAACGGCAACGTTCGTGCTGCTGATCCAGGTCTTGGGCATGCAGTTCGTGCCGGTGAAATTCACCATCGCCACGCCCGACACAGCCATGCATGGCGCCGGGATTTTCGAAATCCCTCTCGACAGCGCCAGGCGCTTCAATTACGCCATCACGGCCGGGGCGACGGGCGGCGCCTATATCGACGTCATGGGCTATATCGTTTCCAACGGAGATTGCTAGATGAAAAACTCGTTTCGTGACCCAGCCACGCACATCCTCAAGGCCTGGGGCTTTGTCGATGCCAACGAAGTGGGCGACCTGTCGCGGCCCGAACCCCTGAGCTTCAACCTGATGCCCGGCGACTGGCGTCTGGTCGATGACACATGGATCGCCGTTCCAGCAGCTTTGCCCCCCGGCACTTACCGCGCCTGACCCGCGCACCCCATCCACCGATTACCCAATTGAACAGGAGTAGCAAGAATGGCCACCGACTACCACCATGGCGTGCGCGTCATTGAAATCAACGAGGGTTCGCGCCCGATCCGCACCGTGTCTACCGCCGTGCTGGGCCTGATCACCACGGCCGACGACGCCGACCCGGCGGCTTTTCCGCTCGACACGCCCGTGCTCATCACCAACGTGCTGGCCGCCATGGGCAAGGCCGGCAAGACGGGCACCCTGTATCGCGCGCTGGAAGCGATCGCAGCGCAAACCAAACCCCTTACCATCGTCGTGCGCGTGGAAGAAGGCGAAACGGAAGCGGAAACCACCACCAACGTGGTGGGCGGCGTGTCGCCGGACGGCAAGTACCTGGGCGTGAAAGCCTTGCTGGCCGCGCAAAGCAAGCTCGGCGTGAAGCCGCGCATCCTGGGCGCGCCGGGCCTGGATACCAAGGCCGTCACCAACGCCCTGGCCAGCGTGGCGCAGCAACTGCGCGCCTTCGTCTACGCCTCCGCGTATGGCTGCAGCAACGTGGTGGCCGCCACCACCTATCGCGGCCAGTTCGGCCAGCGCGAGGTCATGATTATCTGGCCGGACTTTGTCAACTGGGACAAGACCATCGACGAGGAGGCCAGCATTTCCGCCGTGGCCTACGCCATGGGCCTGCGCGCCAAGATCGACGAGGAAACGGGCTGGCATAAGACCCTGTCCAACGTCGTCGTCAACGGCCCGACCGGCTTGACCAAGGATGTATTTTTCGACCTGCAAGACCCGGCCACCGACGCCGGCGTGCTCAACGCCAAGGAAGTGACCACCCTGATTAACATGGGCGGCTATCGCTTCTGGGGCTCGCGTACCTGCGAGGCGCCGGGCGGCTTCTTCTATTTCGAGAACTACACGCGCACGGCCCAGGTACTGGCCGATACCATCGCCGAGGCGCATTTCGCCTTTGTCGACCTGCCCTTGCATCCGTCGCTGGTGCGCGACATGCTGGAAAGCATCAACGCCAAATTCCGCGACCTGAAATTGCAGGGCTACATCATCGACGGCCACGCCTGGTATGACGAGCAGTACAACGACAAGGACACCTTGAAGGCGGGCAAGCTGGCCATCGACTACGACTACACGCCCGTGCCGCCGCTGGAAAACCTGCGCTTCCAGCAGCGCATCACCGACCGCTACCTGGCCGACTTCGCCTCGCGCATCGCCGCGTAATCGCCCACATCACCACCCTGCCCGCGCCGCGCGGGCGCAACTGAACAACGGAGAACGCTATGGGCCTGCCCCGCAAACTGAAAAATTTCAACCTGTTTCAAAACGGCGTCTCCTTCCTGGGCATGGTGCCGGAAGTCACCTTGCCGAAACTCAGCCGCAAAATGGAAGAGTACCGCGCCGGCGGCATGAGCGGTCCCGTGTCCGTGGACTTCGGCAACGAGGCGCTGTCGCTGGAATGGAGCGGCGGCGGCCTGATCGCCGAAGCGCTGAAACAGTACGGCGCGCACACGCACGGCGCCGTGCAACTGCGCTTTGCCGGCGCCTACCAGGAAGACGATGAAGGCACCGTCGCCGCCGTCGAGGTCGTTGTGCGCGGCCGCTACAAGGAAATCGACATGGGCGGCGCCAAGATGGGCGACGACACCACCCACAAATACACCATGCCCTGCAGCTACTACAAGCTGATGATCGACGGCGCCACCGTCATCGAACTGGACTTCATGAGCGGCACCGAGAACTTCGGCGGCGGCGACACCAATGCGGCCATCCGCAAGGCCATCGGCCTGTAACCCCTTTTATTCACCACCACCCTACAAGGACAACATCATGAACACCGAAAACAATAATCAAGCCGTCATCGAACTGGACGAACCGATCAAGCGCGGCGACACCGTCATCACCTCGCTGACCGTGCGCAAGCCCAAGGCGGGCGCCCTGCGCGGCGTGTCCCTGATCGAGCTGGCCAACCTGAACGTGTCGGCCCTGCAGATCGTGCTGCCGCGTATCACCGAACCGACCTTGACCGCACACGACATCGCCAATATGGACCCGGCCGACCTGCTGGCCGTGGGCGCCGAGGTTGCCGGTTTTTTGGCGAGCAAAGCCGATCGCCTTTCGGTATCCCCGGCGAAGTAGAAGACGCCATGGCCGACATTGCCGGCGTCTTCCACTGGACGCCGGCCGCGATGGACGGTTTTACGATTGATGAACTGATGGCCTGGCGCGAACGCGCCCGGCAACGAAGCGGAGCGGAATAGATGGCTGGTCGGGATCTGAAATTACAGGTAGTTTTTGCGGCACTGGACAAGATTACCGGCCCGCTGAAAAAAATCATGGGCGGCTCCAGCGACACGGCCAAGGCATTGAAGGCCACCAGCGACCGCTTGCGCGACTTGAACTCCCAGCAAAAGAACATCAGCAAATTCCGCGAGTTGCACGGCGGCCTGGACGCCACCCGCAGCAAGCTGGAAGCGGCGCAGCAGAAGGTGGCCAGCCTGGCCGCCAAGATGAAGCAGGCGGAGGCGCCCACGCGCGCCATGACACGCGAGTTTAACGCCGCCGTCAAAGCGGCCGGCGAATTGAAGACGGCAGGCCAGCAGCAGGCCCAGCAACTGCAGGTCATGCGCGAGCGCCTGGCGGGCGCCGGCATCGGTACCAAAGACCTGGCCAACCACGAGCGCACCTTGCGCCGCGAGATCGAAGCCACCAACAAAACCATGACGCTGCAGCAGCAGAAGCTGGCCAATGCAAACGCCAGGCAGCAGCGCGTGACCAATGCCACCCAGCACGCCGACAAGCTGCGCAACAAGGCGGGCACCATCGCCATGGCGGGCGCCGGCGCGACTGCCACCGGCGCCGTGGTTGCCGCGCCCGTCGTCAAGGGTTTGCACGAAGCGAAACACTACGAAATCGAAACGGCCCGCATCCGTGCGCTGGGCACACGCACGGCCAAGGAAAAAGAGCACGCGATTGCGTTTGCCAAGGAACTTAAGACATATGGCGTCAGCCAGCTGGAAAAGACGGAAATGATCCGCGATTCCATCTCGATCTTTGCCGATGGCCACCACGCTGAAATGGCCCTGCCAAGCATGGCAAAGATGAAATTCATCAACGACACGCTCTATCCCGATTCGGCCGGCGAACGCAATGCGCAACTGTTCGCCATGCAAAAGGTCATCGAGCTGCGCGGCAATGCCGGATCGGTCGAAGCCTTCAAGAGCGATGCGGACCGCATACAAAAGGTAATCGCGGCTACGGGCGGCCGGGTCGGCGGCGAAGATTGGCGGCAATTTACGATCCGCAGCGGCGTGGCCGGCAAAGGCCTGAACGACAATGCCTTCTTCAACCAGATGGAACCCATGCTGCAGGAACTGGGCGGCTCGACTGCGGGCGTGGGCTGGCGTTCCCTGTACAACAATATTTACCAGGGCAAGGGTACACAGCGCGCGGCCAGGGAAATGCAAAGCCTGGGCCTGCTGAGCGGCAAGCACATCAAGTATGACAAGGTGGGGCAAATCAAATACATCCAGGCCGGCGCGCTGCTGGAAGGGGAAATGTTCCGGAAAAGCCCGCTCGACTGGATCGAGAAAGTATTCCTGCCCAAGCTGGCGGCCAAAGGTATCACCGACAAGGACGAGATTAATAGCAAGATCGGCGCACTGGTGTCCAACAGCAACGGCGCCGCCTTCCTGATGCGCATGGTCGACCAGCGCGCACAGATTCGCAAGAGCGAACGCTTGAACCAGAACTCGGAAGGTATGGACAGCCTGCACGACCGTGCGCGTGGCCTCGGGGCCGGTGCGGAACGGGAAGCACTCGCCAAGGTGTCCGACCTGAAGCTGGTCATGGGTCAAAAAATCCTGCCTATGTACACGCAGGCGCTGGAAATGGCCATCAGTGCCATCACGCGCCTGAACGGCTTCATGGAACGCAACCCGACCGTGGCCAAGGTCATGATCGCTGGCTTTGCCATCCTTGCCGGCATCCTGTTGGTGCTCGGCCCGCTGATGCTGGGCATTGCCGCGCTGATCGGCCCGTATGCCATGCTGCACGTCATGTTCGCCAAGATGGGCGTGACGGGCGGCGTGCTCACGCCCATTTTGCGCGGCCTGGGCGGCGCCTTCATGTGGGCGGGCCGCGCCGTGCTGTGGCTGGGCCGCGCTCTTCTGATGAACCCGATTGGCATCGCCATCACGGTCATCGCCGGCGCCGCCTACCTGATCTATAAATACTGGGAGCCGATCAAGGGTTTCTTTACCGGCATCTGGTCGCACGTCAAGACCGCCTTTGCCGGCGGCGTTAATAGCGTCAGCGCCCTGATCGTCAACTGGTCGCCGCTGGGCCTGTTCTATCGCGCCTTCGCGGGCGTGCTGGGCTGGTTCGGCATTGCGCTGCCGGCCAGGTTCAGCGACTTCGGCAGCGGCCTGCTGCGCGGCATGGCCAGCGGCATCACCAGCAGCTTGAACGTCATCTATCAATGCTGGGAGCCAGTCAAGACGTTCTTTGCCGGCGTGTGGTCGCAGCTCAAGGCGACGTGTGCCGGCGGCCTGGCGGGTATAAGCGCCCAGATTATCAACTGGTCGCCCGTTGGCGTGTTTTACCAGGCGTTCGCGGGCGTGCTGAGCTGGTTCGGCATCCAGCTGCCGGCGCAGTTCACCGAGTTCGGCGCCAACATCCTGCGCGGCCTGGTCAACGGCATCACCGGGTCCATGGGTGCTGTCAAGGACGCCATCAGCAATGCCGGTTCCAGCACCATTGCCTGGTTCAAGGAAAAGCTGGGCATCCACAGCCCGAGCCGCGTGTTTGCCCAGCTCGGCGACTACACCATGCAAGGCCTGGCCGTGGGCCTGGACCGCAGCGAGGGCGCACCGATTGCCAAGGTATCCGGCCTGGCGCAGCGCCTCACGCAACTGGGCGCCGGCATCGCCATCGGCAAGGCCACGACGTTACCCGCCAGCGCCTTCGACACGCGCGCCCCGCTGGCACAAGGCGCGTTCGGCGCCGGATTGAGCATCCAGGGCGACAAGATCGAAATCACGATCCAGGCGCAAGCCGGTTCCGATCCGCAGGCCATCGCCCGCGCCGTGTATGCGGCCATGGAACAGCGCGACCGTGAAAAGGCGGCGCGCATCCGCTCGTCCCTGCGCGACCACGATTAAAGAAAGTAGCACACCATGATGATGATTTTAGGAATGTTCGTCTTCAGCCTGCCCACGCTGGCCTATCACGAACTGCAGCGGCAAACGGAATGGAAGCACGCCAGCGCGGCCCGCGTAGGCCTGCGCGACGCGCACCAGTACGTGGGGCCCGGCGACGACACCATCACCCTGTCCGGCTGGGTGGCGCCGGAACTGACCGGCTCCCTGTACTCGCTCGACGCGCTGCGCATGATGGCTGACACGGGCAAGTCTTGGATTCTGATCCAGGGCACGGGCCGCATACTCGGCTCCTACCGCATCACCAGCATGACGGAAGGCCGCACCATCCTCGACGGCAGCGGCGGCGCGCGGCGCGTCGAGTTCTCCATTGCGCTCAAGCGCGACGACGACGGCGTGCTGGCCATGGTGGGCCTGGGCGACATCGGCGACTTGAAAAACATGCTCAGCATCGACGGCATGACCAGCAGCATCGCGGGCGCGGCCAAGAATGCCGTGGGCAGCGTGGTGGGCAATGTCGTCGGCGGCATCACCTCGAAATACGGCGGGGTGGTCAGCGAAATAAAAGACAAGATCGGCAGCAGCATCAGCGGCGCCATCGGCAGCGCGGCGGACAAATTCAAATGAGCGAGCATATCCCCGCCTTCAAGGTCAGCATCGAGGACAAGGACTTGACGGCCGTCGTCTCGCCGCGGCTCATCAATCTGACCTTGACCCTGTGCCGTGGCGACGAGAGCGACCAGCTCGACATTTCTCTGGACGACAGCGACGGCAAGCTCGCCCTGCCGCCGCGCGGCGCGCAGATCGCCCTGGCGCTGGGCTGGCAAGCGTCCGGCCTGGTGGACATGGGCAAGTTCACCGTCGACGAGGTGGAGCACAGCGGCGCACCCGACACCATCACCCTGCGCGCCAGGTCGGCCAACCTGATCGACACGTTCAAACAGCAGCAAGAACACAGCTTTCACAAGACCACCCTGGGCGCCATCATCGAGGCCATCGCCTTTCGCAACGAGCTGGCGTCGGGCGTATCGGCGCGCCTGCGCGATACCGCCATCGAGCACATCGACCAGACCCACGAAAGCGATGCGGCCTTCCTGCGCCGCCTGGGCAGGAAATACGACGCGGTGGCCACCGTCAAGAACGACACGCTGCTATTCATTCCCATCAACCAGAGCCGCACCGTCAGCGGCAAGGCGCTGCCCGTCATCCCCATCACGCGCGCCCTGGGCGACGGCCACCGCTACCACAGCGCCGAAAGCGACGCTTATACGGGCGTGCGCGCCTTCTGGCATGACGAGCGCTATGCGCGCCGCCGCAGCGTCGTGGCCGGCGTGCCCGGCAACAGCAAGCGCCTGCGCACCACCTTCGCCAGCGAAACGGACGCCCGCGCGGCGGCCGTGGCCGAATGGCAGCGCATCCTGCGCGGCCTGGCCACCTTTGAAATGAGCCTGGCCCTGGGCAACCCGGCCGTGTTCCCGCAATCGCCCGTGACCGTACAAGGCTTCAAGCCCGAGATCGACGCCACCGAATGGCTATCGGTCAAGGTCACGCACAGCATTGAGAGCAATGGCTTTACCACGCGCGTGGAGTTTGAAACGAAGACGGAAGCGGTCGAGGCCGAGCGCGAGGAAGAGAAAGACCCGGACGAAGGTATCACGGGCGTGGTAGCCAAGTGGAAGGACGTGGCGAGGAAAAAGAAACAGGCAGGCCAGGAAATGGCGGGATCAGTGGGTAATCTCAAAACGTTGGAGCACCTCTATACGACCAAGCAGAATGCAGAAAACGCAGTCAAAAAGGCATGGAACCGCATTCTGGAAGTACGCGATATCATCCGCGAAAACAGCGAGGAACCCTGGAAGCCTACGCAAGCAGTAGTCGGCGCGGAAGCAGCATGAACGTGCGCTACTACATCCGCTCAGCGGCTGCTATCGCCCCATAGCCGCCGTTCGAGTTTCGATGGCCACGGTCTGCTATGTAACGCTTACCGGCTGATGCCCACATGCAAGCTGACCGGATGCGTGGGAAGAGGCGCTTGCATAAAACCTGAAAAATCGCATCCAGCGCCTGTCAAGCTCAGCCGGCCGCTCGGCTTTCGTCACTGGGGACATGACTTTCTATCCGCGTGGAATCCCGTACACATCATTCAATGCGGTACAGGCTGTCAAAGCCGCCTACCTCCACTGACGTGCTGTCTGCGCCTCCAAGCATCGGTAGACCCTGGCTCCATCCGGCTGCCAAGACCTGCACGTCACGCACAGGATCGGACGCCTTGGCCCTCTCGTTGCGGATGCGACAGGTTTCGGGATCTGTGGCGAACAACCCACGTGCGAAGACCCGGCCCTGTTCCGCCAGCCTTGCGGTTTTGGGAGCGCGAATTCTCGCAAACGCCTGGAAGATGTCTTCCAAGCCTCCACTTGCACCATCCAAACACCGGGCCAAATGCCACGCATCCTCAAGCGCCTGGCAGGCTCCTTGCCCCGACGTCGGCAACGGCGCGTGCGCCGCATCTCCCACGAGCAGCACATTTGCCCGGCTCCACGTGTGCAGCGGCTCCAAGTCGTGCACGGCAATCAGTCGGATGGCATCCGCCGGTGTCGCCTGGATGAGACGTGTGACAGGCTCAGGCCATTCCGCGAACAGGTCCTCAATTTCCTTACGCATATCCGCTGCAGGCGCCGCCATCGGCAATGGCCGTGCCTGCGCCGCCGCCCAGTAGACCAGATCCGGCCGGACCGGCACGCAACCGAAGCGCTTGCCCGCCCCCCAGAAGTCTTGAATCGAAACATCGTTCACCAGCGCATGCGGCCCCTGCGCTACGCCAATCCAGTTCACAAAGCCTTGATAGATTGGTGTGTTGTCACCCGCGACAAACCTGCGCGCCACTGATTCCATGCGGCCGTCGGCCCCAATGAGCAGATCCGGGCGGACGCTCGCGCCATTTTCGAAATGGGCCACGGCTCTGCCATTAGTATCAAGCTCAATAGCCACCGCCCGGTGCCCGAACTCCACCGGAAGCCCTGCCCGTGCCGCATGATCCAGCAACACCTCCTGCAGGTGCCTGCGCAGCACCGTGTGGGTCGGGTATCCCATCGTCCGGTCCAGCAAACCAATATCGAGGCCCCCCAGTGCATTTCCCGCAGCATCCTGGCGACGCATTGTCAGCGGTCTACCGCCAATGGCCTCAATGTCTTGCAGCAGTCCCAGTTCTTCCAGCACAAAGCTGGCATTGGGCCAGAGCGTCACGCCAGCCCCCATGGTTGCCGGCCCCGCCCGGCGCTCATATACGCGGGGACTGTACCCCCGCTTGCTCAAGGCAAGCGCCACGCTCAACCCTGCAATGCCGCCGCCAAGTATTCCGATTTCCATGCTAAAGCTCTCCTATTCAATCCGTCCCGACGTGCCGCCGACGGCGATTCATCGGACGAGATGGCATATTAAATTCCGCCACTGTGGAGTACTAGTATGTGAAAATGGATAGCTTTCATACCTTAATCGGGATAATAATGCGCAATGCCCTCGACCTGAATACAGTCCGTGTCTACGTGGCGGTCGTCGATGAACAAAGCTTTGCCGGCGCAGCACGCCTGCTGACCCTGCCATCTTCTAACGTTAGCCGCCACGTCGCCTCGCTGGAACGCATGCTGGGCGTCCGCCTGCTGGAACGTAGCACCCGCCACCTGCGCATGACGGAAGCTGGCAGGCTACTCTACGAACGCGCAAAACCCTTGCTCGACGCCTTGCTCTCCACCGAGGAAGAGCTTGGCGCAGTACAGCGTGAGCTGCGTGGCCCCCTAAGGATGTGCATGCCAGGCGAAGCGCCAAGGCTGCTAGCTCCTATCCTGGCCGAATTCTGTAGCCTCCATCCAGGCATCGAGCTTGAATGCGATACTCGGATGACCGGGCTGGAGGTACTTCGAGAGGACGTCGATCTTTCAATCGTCTTCCACCGTGGCCATCAGGAGGACAGTACTTTCATCACCCGCGAACTCGCCACCCTGCCCAGCATCGTGGTTGCCGCCCCCACCTTGCTAGCCAAGACCGGCATGCCACACTATGTGCGCGAACTGAAGTCTCTACCGTGCATCACCACCCTCAGTGCGCTGAAAGGTCAGCCCTGGCAGTTTCAGAACGCTGCGGGAGAAATCGTCAAGGTGCCGGTCCGCAGCCGTTACCGCGTCAACAGCGGAGAACTGGCAGTGGCAGGCGCACGGCAAGGCATCGGCTTCGCGATTGTGGCGGCCTATCCCTGCCAGGAAGATCTTGCTACGGGCCGATTGCAGGAGGTACCACTGGACCTGTGTCCCGCGCCCCTGAAATTACTGGGGGCATACAGCCATCGCCATTCCGTGACCGCGCGTGTGCGGGCGCTGCTGGATTTGATACAAGTGCGGTTGGCTGGGTCGGTTAACCCTCCCGTGGACCCCATAACTTGTGGAACGGTCTAGGATCGAAGTAGTGCACTGGACTCAAAGTGGAGTTCTTCGGAGCAGAAGCAGTCGCTCGGTATGACTTTCTCAATGTCAGCTTTTGGCCGATTTCGGTCGACTCAAATTACAATAATTTTCGATAGACGAGAAAACCTGACTTCTGGGCAATCGTGTCATACAGTCGCATGGCCGTAGTATTAGTCTCGTGTGTTTGCCAGTACACTCGAGGACATCCTGCTGTTGTCGCTTCCATGTAAACCCGCTCTATAAGACTCCGGGCGACACCCTGTCCCCTGGCTGATGCGTCGGTGAATACATCTTGTAGATAGCAGTTGGGCCCGACCTGGATTGTGCTTCGATGATAGAGAAAATGAGCTAGCCCTACGACTTTGTCATCTTTC